CTAGTGAGATTGCAGCGCGGCTTTCACAGCCGTAAGCGAATAACGGCCTTTAATATCTTTGAATCTATGCTCTTTGGCTAACTTCTTAAATGAATGGTAGGATAAGCCTGGTATACGTTCACATAATTGCGTAATGTTAAGCAGCTCATCGCCTTGGGCTGCTAAAACTTTAGTTACTGCATTCTCACACGCCTTTTCGATGACCTGAGCCAATTCGGATGCAGGCATAGAAACAAATTTAACCTCTGTCATAAATCCTCCATACTTTCCGCTTTAACTTCTCGATCAAGACGCTCAATCTCCGCAATTAATAAAGCGGCTGCACGAACCAGATCTTGTCTTGGGCTTTTTGGCTTCCAATAGCAATCACCCCAAGGCCAAAAGTCTGGCACTTCTTCATCCTGATAGGCTTCTGCTCCATAGTCGCTGTAAACCCACCCTCTTTCAACTACGTGATTCGCATATCCAGCACCAGCGCGCACCAATTCATTTTGCTCGTACTTATCATCATGTTCACTTGTCCAGCCTTTGATTTGGATCTGACGTTCTCTTTCATTAAGAACATCTATGACAGCTTGGCTACTATATAATTCACTCATTCCTCAGCTCCCGATTCGCTTGCTTCTAAAAACTTCAAGTTTTCTGCAACTGCATTTTCAGCTTCGGCTTTTGAAGCGAATTGAAGAATTTCAAAGTTATCTTCATCTTTATAGATATTTGCAAAATATACTTTTGTTGAATCAGTACGTTGCCATTTTTGCAACTCAAGCACTTTTCCCTTATCTATTTCAATGTCATATTCGAAAGGGCAATCAACTACATAATCTGAGCCTTCCAAATAATATGTATCTGTAAGCTTTTGTTGAGTATCTGGCACCGCCTGATCATTATTAATCTGTGCATACAAATCTTGTCTTTCATCAAGCAATTCAGTGATTCGATCTTGAAGACGACCAATATCAAAAGACTGTTGCACCGCCTGAGCATTGGCTTTTTCTAGCTCTGCTTTTAAATCATCAATTTCCTTCTGTTTAGCTGTAGCACAAGGCAACCAAATCTCTTGAAATGAAGTCTCTGCATCTTCACGCACGAATCGATTATTTTTGATTTCCAAAACATCTGGATGTGAACCTAATTTAAGGAAGTGCATAACAAAGCGAAGTCTTTCATTGTCTGCAAAATCCATTTCACCATTTGTGTCAATAAAAATTGTCATGCTGCTACTCCTTAGCTCAGTCTTTTATTGAATTTGTCGAGCGTTGCTATGAACTGATCAACACTGAATTGAATTGTTTTCTTAGCATTGTCTGGCTCGAACTGAGCAGCATACAAAGCCATACCAAGCCACATTACTGAAAATGTAAAAATCTTTGCCGAGTCTTTATCTTGGCTATTCATTTCATCAACCATTGGCTCAATAATTTTCTGAAATACTTCCGTAGCGATTTGGTCGGACGTTCCGCTAATTATGTTTAATTCGATTTTTTTCATGATCACGCCTTTAAATGATTTTCAAATTCTTTATAAAGTTGGGTAGCTGCTTTATTCATTTTTCCGTCATACATGATGTGTACGTTTCTAGGAAAAAGTTTGCTGACTGTGGCGCAATAAAACTCCATACGCCCACATGGTCTAACAATTCCGCGATACCCAATCTTTGTAAGCCACAATAAAAACGCCTTAAAAAGAACCTCCCTAGAGAGGTCGGCGTAATTAACGCCGTCCGTCATTTTTAAAACCTTCTGTAAGTGTTTTAGAGATGGCTGCATTCGCTGGAGCTAAATGATTTGTGTTGATTTCTTGCTTCTCTGGGACAACCTCAAGGTGTGTAATATTATTTTTCAGCTCATCAAGTTGGTATTGACCACCAGTTAATTGAGCAAGCTCACCGTTGTGATAATCCTGAGATAGATCTGCGTGTGTTTTGGCAATATCAATCAAGCGAAAGGTTTTATCAAAAGCAAACTTACTTAAGTTATGGTCCTTAAGTTTTTCAACAAGACTTAGCTCAATTGCAGAGAGTAGGGCGTTTATATCGCCCATATCATTTTTCGCTTCGCTACGTGCTGTAACAAGATCATCCACAGTCACGCTTTTGTTTTCTGGAAAAAGTTGTGAACTAGTACGCATGATTATTCCCCATTACCATCTAATTGTTTTTGAATACGCATTTCCTCATCTTCCCAGTAGTCAGATCGAAGTGTCATTGTGTACTCAAGAATTCCAGTGAATTGCTCTAAGCTGTGAAAGTAAGCCTCATGCATACCATGCTTAGCAGCTTCTTGCTTTAAGGCTTTTACTTTTTCCTTGATTTCGTGAAGGGTGTATAAAGTCCAATCAAGATCATTTTTCGCCAAACAAACAGCATCAAAATAATCCGTTAAATCAACTTTTAGTTGACTAAGATTTGTAATTTGGTTCATAATTCAACCCGTAAAAATACACTTGTAAATAGCTCTCAAGCTTTGGTAGGGGAGAGAGAAATTTACTAATTAAGATTAGCTCCACATGTTGGGGCCTTTCGTGTTTTCCGCAATGGAATAACTGAATATTAGCATCCCTATATTTTAGGTCAATAGGTATCCTAATATTTTTTTATAATTATTCGAATAATTTTTACAAGACAAATAAAAACCCGCATGAAAGCGGGCTTTTGTATTTCTGCGTTTACCAGACTTCTATTCTGTCAATTTTCCATATCCACCCAATAACTCTGAAACCTTGAGCAATGATCTGTTCTTTGGTGAGTCGCTCTTCGCCATATTCTTCCTTATTGTCGCTTACAATCCTTACTCCACCATCAGGTAGGTTGTAAAGGCGCTTGCATCTGAATAAGCCACCATGCTCAATAGCAAATACTTTTCCGTCTTTTATATAGTTTCTATTTTCATCAACGAAAACGATATCGCCATCATTAATTGTTGGTTTCATTGAGTCATCCTCAGCAAGTGCTGAAAAAGCTTTATCTCTATAAACCCCTAATTTATCAACAAGTTGTCTTGGTACTCTCAAAACACTTTTATCCTGTTCACGTACTTCTGCAATAGTTCCATTCCCACAGGCAAGACGCAAATTTTTATAAAAAGCAATTTCTACTTCATCAAGATTTAAAGGTGTTTCTTCATCCCAAGTATCAACTGGGATCAATAATCTGGATAAAGTTTCTTGTTTTGAGTCTTCTTTTCCTGTCTGGAGCCAAAAAGCATCTACATCTAATGCTTTAGCAATAGCTGGAAGGTGAGTTGATGAATTCATTAGCCCGGACTCAAGTTGACTAATGGTTGCCTGACTTACTCCAGCTTTGATAGACAAATCCTTTTGAGTCATATGCGCATTTTTACGAGCTAATTTTAATCGATCTTTGAGTTCCATTTGTGGCTCTCCAGCAATTTCGATGCATTTTATTAGTGTTCTAATTATTTTTCAACTGCATTTAGTCTTGCTAAAATATTTGGATACTAATATTATTCAATTGATCCTAATAAATTGAGTTAGAAACATGGAGAAAAATATTTTCCAGCAACTTGCTGATCACTTCGGCTCACAAGATGCTGCCGGAAAGGCTATTGGAGTTACTCAATGCACTATGAGCGGGTACATCAATGGGCGTTGGGGAATGTCGGAAACGGTAGCCATGAGGGCACAAAGGGTGACTAAGGGCAAGTTTAAGGCTTCTGACTTATGCCCTTCATTAAAAGAGTTTGATGAGGAAGATGCATCAAGCCCAAATTAAAAAAACCGCCATCTGCTGGAACAGATGACGGTCTAAGTATCGTATTTGGAGCAAACCAAAATGAATGAACAAATCTTAGCACAAAATTCAGACTGTGCAAGTCCATATGATGATGAGGATCAAGTCCTTACTCAATGGCAAATTGATCATGACGCATATGCAGACTCAGTAGCAGAGTACAAGGAATCTCGCAAAGAACTTGAAAAGGCTTTGGGCGTTCAAAAAGATTTCAACAAAACTTCCCATCCAATTGGGGAGGTTATAGCGGACCTGCAAAAACATTCTCACCTTTATGCACTTTTGAATCGATTTGAGAGCGCTGTAATTAACCGTCTAAGAGCAAAAGATAAGTTGTAATGCACGATAATAATTCTATTGATGGCGGGGTAATTTTGCCTGATCCATTAATTGATAGTGATGTGGATTTACGCGACTTTGCATACATGCCACTTGATGTGGTGCGTTTCAGAGACAGCGATTTCACAGCTATTACAGATGGGGAAGCATTCAAGGCAGGTGTTTTGCTTTGGTGTGCTTCATGGCATCAAGTGCCTGCTGGATCACTTCCAAATGATGATCGTATTCTTGCAAATCTTGCGGGTTTTGGTCGCTTCATTGGGGAATGGGTAAAGGTTAAAGCTGAGGCATTGCATGGCTGGAAAGAGTGCAATGATGGCCGCATCTATCACCCAACAATCTGCGAGAAAGCACAGGAAAGCTGGGCATCAAAACAGGGCCATCACTACGCAAAATTTGCGGACAGAATGCGGAAATACAACAAAAAGCTTGAGTCAGAAGGCAAGAAATCCATAGATATTCCAACAAGTGAACAATGGATAGCTGCTGGATGTCCAAAAGATTGGGTTGAGTCTTCCACAAGTGTTCCACAAGAATTCCATCGGAATTCCAACGGAACTCCAAAAGAAAGCCAAAATCAATCTAGCGGAATTCCTTCGAATTCTGCTCTTAAGGGAGAAGTAATAGAACATAAGGGAAATAATATAAATATATGTCCGCCTAACGGCGAACCTGTACCCGCTGAAAAACCAAAAGAGAGTTTCAAAGAAGAAATCCAAGAGATCTTTGAATTCTGGAAAACAACGTTTAACAAAAACAGCCGTACTGTTTTGGACAATAAACGTAAAACTAAGATTCAAGCCAGACTCAAGGAGGGTTACACAGTTCAAGACATTAAATTGGCAATTACTAATTGCTCCAAGTCTGAATACCACCTTCAAAACAACTTTACTGACATTGAGTTAATTTGCCGTGAAGCAACAAAACTTGATCGGTTCATTGGTATGTCTGGGCAAGAGCCAAACGTAGCGCACCAGCCTTCTGAGCAACCACAGGAACAGCAAGTTTTCAGACCAACGCCAGTGCGTGTCCAATATGGCAAAGCCTATGCTGAGGGTGGTACAGAATGACTAATGATTTGAATGTAACTGGTATTGAAAAGGACCCATTGTCAGATCCAAGCATTGAATCCTCTGTTCTGGTTTCAATTCTGACGATTAGTGAGGCTGCTGATTATGTGGCACAAATGCATGAGCATTTATTCACTATTCATACTCATCAAGTGATTTTTAAAGCTATGCGCTCACTTTATGAGCGTGGTGAAATTATTGATGAACTTACAGTTTTGAGAGCAATTAAGTCGCTTGGTGCAGAGTCAAAAGGTATCAATGAACAATACATCATTGAGCTATTAGGGAATGTCGTAGGCAAAGCAATCAACTTTAAGTCATACATCAAGATGCTGGAGGAATTGCACCTTAGACGGCAGCTTCGAGATGTTGGCAAAAAAACTCAGATTTATGCAAATGATGTGGGTTATGGATCTGCCGATGATGTTTTGGAAAAGGCAAATACCCTCTTAAGCAATATTAATTCCGTGTCTAACAAGGGTGATGTAGAGCACCTTTCTCATTCTGTAATTTCAATAATGGAAGAGATCAACAGCATCCAAACTGAAAGGATGAGCGGTCAATACAGAGTTCGTGGGGTTAATACTGGTTTTGTAGCTCTTGATCATCGAATTGGGGAAATTAATAACGGCGATTTAGTTGTTATTGCAGCTCGTCCAAGTATGGGTAAAACGGCCTTTGCTTTGAACTTGGCAACCAATATTGCAACTAATTTACGTAAGCCGGTTTTGATTGAATCCATCGAAATGAAAAGAGATGCAATCACCAAGCGGATCATCTCAAGCGTAGGGGATCTTAAACTTTCAAAAATCAAAAATGCTGAGTTGGATGGCGAAGATTGGACTTGTTTTACAGAGGCTGCAAAAGTTATTCAAAATTCGCCTCTCATGATCATGGATGGCGCCGTCACAATTTCTGATATCAGAAAGCATGCGCGCAAAGTGAGATCGGAAGAGGGTTCGCTGGGTGCCATTTTTGTTGATTACTTACAAAAAATTATTACACCGCATTTGCCAGCAAGTGCGTCTGAAAATGACCGTTTGACTTATATCTCAGATTCATTGAAGCGCGTGGCAATGGAATTTAATTGCCCAGTGTTTGCTTTATCGCAATTAAGTCGTCAATTGGAAAACCGATCAGATAAGCGACCAATTATGTCAGACCTTCGCGGATCTGGAGCAATTGAACAAGATGCTGACGTAATTTTATTCCTTTACCGGGATGAGTATTACAACGGCGAGAAATCAAAAACACCTGGTTTGCTTGAAGTGAACGCCGCAAAAGTGCGTGACGGCTCAGTAGGCAAAACCTTTCTTTGTTCTGAGCTGGACTATAGCCGCTTCTCAAATGTGCATAGTGATCAATTGGCAGCTCTTGAAAGTAAAGATAATTCAGGAAGCTTCATATGAAAACGTTCTTATCAATCATGGTTCTTATTTGTATTTCAACTTTTCTGGGTTTGGTTATGGCTGCATTAGCTGCAAAGCTGCACCAGTTTTCAGGAAGTCTAGCTAAATTTCGTTTTTCTTTGGCTTTCATGGATATCACTTTTTTCTTTTTATGTGTTTTGACCCTAATCGTATTGGGTGGAGGTAAATATCTGGCGTTTTCTCACGGAATTTTATTTTTGTTGGCGTTGTATCTAATTTTTTATCGGTTCGAAAAGTGGGAGCGTAAAGCATGAATGAAAAATGGACTTACAAAGAGATGATGGCCCTGCGTTGTGCATATAACCATGGTGTAAGAACACCAGAAACACGAGCGGCAGCTTGCCTGTATGTGAAGTTGGGTAGAAATAAATTATTAGATCAATTCAAGAAAGAAAGTGAAGCAAAAGGTAAGGTGGAATGATGAATAATAAACCGCATGTATTACAAGCTTGTAACTGGAAGAAGTACACCATTGAGAATTGGTTAGAACAATTTGGGGCATGGATTAATGAAGATAACGCTGAAACTTATTTGGGTACACGTAACACCTTAACTTACTTAATTGATTCTGTAGAGGGCGTAAAGCGTGATGCAAGAAAGCGCTCATTGCCACAGTGCAAAATCTCCACTGATGAGGCGAGAGCTGTAAGTGGATTATTGCGTGATTTACGAATGAACCCAAACCCTACATTACAAGAATGGCTAGATTTTGTAGTGTTGTATTACGTTCATGGGTTGAGTGAGGAAACTATTGCTGACATTAGCAAATGCTCACGTAACGCCGTAAGACAAGATTTAAAGTGTGGTATTGCCTATATTGTTGGGCAACGTAATACATTGCGGAGTAAATTAACCGAAAAACAGGCCAAAGTAAGAAAACCAAAGAAAACGCTTGACTTGGCGCCAATAGTTCTTTAAATTCGTGATAAGTGGTACGAAGTATAAGCAAGTGTCACTGATCTTAAAGAAGCTCGCCAAACGGTGGGCTTTTTGCTTTTATGCCCTACGAGCTTAGAACATTGGATTCCGATGTGCTGGACTGGATTTCTAGTCGATGCTTAAACGTAGGGCTATTTTTTTGGAGGTCCACATGCTCCGAATAATTAAGCAGGTCTTTTGCATACATGTTTGGGAATATGGATCGGATTACAACGACGACCCAATCAAAGAATGCAGAAAGTGTGGAAAGATTAAGTGTTTGTAGCCTCCTTATAGAGGTTCTTAATTTAGAGAAGCAAGTAAACAGTTAGGGTTAAACGTACTACCAATAAGATGCAAAACCTTAGTGCATTGGTCAGATACAGCTGAAGTGGAGGGTTGACGACCTCTTGCTTGTTTCATCTAAATTAAATTTGTAGCCCTGTCGTTTGACAGGGTTTTCTTTTTTGGAGAATAAGAAGTGGACAACCAACATCGCAAAATTAATACATATCGTGAATTAACTCAGGAAGAAGTTGATTTGATGAACGAGATCAAAGCACTTGGACCACAAATCCAATCAATCATTGAAAAAGTGCAAAGCCATGTTTCGACTCAGCGTTACAACTGTAAATGTGATGCTGGGCAACAGGTACACAATGTGGATGAATGGGATCGCCTAGAGGCTGCGACTCCTGAGCGTTTTGCTGCAATGGCTAAGACCGAGTTCCAAACTGGGTTGATGTATTTAGTGCGTGCGGTGGCTCAACCTACTGGATTTTAGGTGGTCTATGGACACAAACGAAGCGAAGAAGAATTTAGAAATCTATAAACGTAATCTTAGCCGGTTAGAAAACTATAACCATTTATTCAGCAGCCATACGTTTAAGACTGAATGTCAGCGTGAAGTAAATACTCTCAGAACCAGAATAGAGAATCTAGAAAATGCGTTCGAAAAAGAGGCTAAGCGAAATAAGAGCACTACCATGCGTTAGATGTGGTCAGAGTCCTAGTCAAGCCGCTCATTCAAATAGCTCGAAGCATGGTAAGGGTAGAGGAATCAAAGCCAGTGATGAGTTTACAGTACCCTTGTGTGCGATTTGCCATGGTTTATTCGATCAATTTAACTTAGGCACAAGACAAGAATCAGAAGCCATGTTTGAGCGGTGGTTGGAAAAAACTGAGCGGATGTTGAATATTGATGGAAAATCACAAGATTTATTTTGATATAGTGAATACTTATTAAGCAATACAGGTAGTTAATCGATGAAAGTATTCAAAGCTGATTTAGAAGGTGGTCGCTTTAAGTTCCAAGAACTGGATTCTATTCCAAGTGATATTCAATGGGATTATTCAAAAAAATGTTTTGATCCAGTTAATCAAATATATATTTTTCATAGGCATAATCTTTCATTTAATGAGTTAGATGAATTGAAAAGACAGTTCTTTGATGAAAAATAGAATAAAGCCACCCTCGGGTGGTTTTTAGTTTAATCGGAGCCGAAAGGCTCTTTTTTTGTGCCTAGAAAAAGGAAGCGAGAAATGAAAACCAACCAGAAAGGCCAAGCTGATGTGGTATTAGCCGCACTTTGCTTTCTTGCCATTTTAATTGTCATTGTTTTGATTATGTTTGCATGGCCTCACTATAAAGTGTGGAAGCAAGGCATGAATGGTCAAGCACTATTGACAGAAGCAGAACAGTCAAAAATGATTCAGGTTCAAACGGCGCGAGCTGAACTTGAAAGTGCCAAGTTGCGTGCAGAAGCAATCAAAACTATTGGTCAGGCCGCAAAAGATTACCCGGAGTACCGTAAACAAGAGTTTATCGGCGCATTTGGTGATGCTTTACGTGATGGCAAGATTCAACAAATTGTATATGTCCCAACCGAGGCAAACATTCCAGTTTTAGAAGCTGGTAAACGTCCCGTTGTGGATGAATAAGGTATAGGTGGGAATATGGAACCAGCAACATTCCCAATCAATAGTTATTCAGGAATTGTTCAGGTAATTAACTATCTGAACAATAACCACTCCAAAGCAGCCGCAGAAGGCAAACCTTTAGTCGTTAGAATCAATCAGAAGGAAGACGACAGGAGCGCCGCACAAAATCGGCTTTACTGGGCTTGGCTTGAGCAAATCAAGCAAAAGACCGGTAATTCAAAGGATGACCTTCATTTACTTTTTAAGAAAAAGTTTCTTGCAAGGATCTATGTTGAAGGTCGGCAAGAGACTGCAGAAAAGTACATGGCTTTGCAGAACTTTAAAGATGTTATTCAAGCATTCGATGGACCTAAGCGCCGTCAACTTGAAAAGGATTACCAAGTTTTGGTCAATACCTTCATTAAAGACCACCTGCAAAGCAAGAAGGCCACCATTAAAGAATTCACCAAATATCTGGATAAGATCAACATCTATGCACATAGAGACTTGGGCGTGATGTTGATTATCCCGGATGACCTTAAGTGGTGTTATCAAAATGAACAGTGAACCAAATTTACAGGAAGTTGTCTTAAAGCTGATTGAGCAGAATAACAAGCTTATAGACCATGGCAACAAACTGACCGAACAAAACAATAAGCTGATCGAACAGAATAGCTTGATCGTTCAAATCAATGCCGAGCAATCCGCACAACTAAATGAAGTCTTGGCAATGTTTGAAGACGGCGAACCAACACAGCGATCAGGATCACTAGATGGGTGAAGACAATGAATAGAGGCCAGCCTTTCTTTGTAATTGATGATGATCTTCAAAAGTCGTTTGATAAAACCATTTTGTATTTGCAGGAACAGCATAGAACTCCTGAATTGAAGCGCAAAGAACTGGAGCTTGAATTAGTTAAACTGGTTCAAAGTTATCAACGTAACGGTTTGGATATCGATTGGATATCAATTGACTTACTTAATGGTGTAGATGCGCGAGTAAACTTAAATGAAACTCCAAACATTCAAGAACAAGTTACAGACGCTACAGGCACCCGCACAAACCCAGAAGAACCCTAAGCAAAACAATTGGGGTTCTGGTCGTGGTGGTCGTCCGTGGCGCCGTCTTAAAGCTAAGATCCATTTGCGTGATGAGTGGACCTGTCAATGTTGTGGCATCGTCACTAAAGACTTAGAGCTTGACCATATTGTGAATGTGGCAAGAGGTGGAACGGATGATGAATCAAACCTCCAGTCTCTTTGTGTTCCATGCCATAAGAAGAAAACCCAACAGGAGAGCAGGCAGTGAATAATGATGAATTATTAGAGCAGCTCGGATCAGTTGCCAACTTCATGCGCGGTATGCAGCTTGATCCACGCATCCCAGCAGATACTAAACAAGCTTTAATTGAACGTGCTGAAACAATTGATGAGCTAGTTCAAAATTATTTGGACGAGGATTGCTGAATGACTTCAAAACTAGTTCATGTGAAAGATGCAGACAAAGGCTCTGACATCTACTTTGATCCACAGGGCCTTGAAGGCGCCGTTTTTAATTGGAATGGGCAGAAAGATTACAGCCAATACATTTACAACGCTATGTTGTATATGCGGAGCGGCAGTTTGATTTGTTGTGTTGTGAATGACGATGGCAAGAAGAAGATTCTTGAACATGTTCAGGAAGCACCATAATGATGCAAAAAATCCAGCAGGCAGGGGGGGAGGTCAAAAGTTCCAAGCCCTTCGCCGTTGGACACCGCCCCCCATCGCACGCACAAAAAAAATTCCCTATCAGAAAAAGTTAAAGCAAAAAGTTAAAATCAAGTTAAAGGTAGAGCAATGGCATTAACAGAGAAAATGGAAAAATTTGCTCTTGCCATTGTTGACGGCAAGACAAATAAAGAAGCAGCAATTTCAGCAGGTTATGCGGAAAAAACTGCATCCGCCGCAGGTGCTCGTTTAGCAAAAGATCCTGAAATTATTGTCTATATTGAAATGTTAAAGGCTAAAAAAGAAGGCCGCTCTTTAACATCTGATCATCCAAAAGTTAAAACTGCAGATATACCAGAAAATAGCGGCGAAGATGAAAACCCTATTGAGGAATTTCAATTTGAAGGTGATGACCCACTAGATTTTTTGATTAAGGTCATGAACTTCAATGGCAACAAACTACCATTAAGAATGCAAGCCGCAATTGCAGCGCTGCCTTATAAGCACGGCAAGGTTGCAGAAAAAGGTAAGAAAGAAACTAAACAAGATAAGGCAAAAGAGGCTACCAAAACAGGCAAATACGCCACATTGGACAACCAGTTGCCTAGTTAAGGTTTTGTCTGAATCCGTGGGCGACACGGTGAGAGATTAAGCAATGTCCTGAACCAGTATGGGGATGCGTAGCAAGGCTTTCGAATGTGCCATAAACATCGGCTTATCTCGGCCATACATGCAGGGTTCGCAACCTGTCAGACAAATTTTTATGCCGCCCTCGGGCGGTTTTTTTCATGGACCATTTAAATGACTGCAAAACTACCAGACTGGACAACTGCCTGCCCAGATTGGGCAGATCGCATCGTTAAAGGTCAATCTTTGATGCCATGCAAGCCACTATTTCAGGATGTGGCAGATGTGGCATTAAGAACATTCAACTCTTTAAAAGTTGTTGATGTTCTTGATTCTCCAGAAATGGGGGAGATTGTACGGAAGTGGGTTACAGAGTTTGTTGCTGCAATTTTTGGAGCGTATGACAAGAAGTCAAAACGCCGATTGATTAATGAGTTTTTTCTTTTAATTCCTAAGAAAAATACAAAATCAACAATTGCTGCATTCATTATGCTCACGGCATTTATTTTAAATAGCCGGTTATCTGCTGAACTCATCATTTTGGCACCAACCAAAGAAGTTGCCGACAACTCTTTTAATCCTATCCGGGATGCGATTAAAGCGGATCCCGAGTTGGATGAAATGATGACTATTTCTGAGCACACCAAAACAATTACGCATCAAGGAACGCAAGCAACCCTCAAAGTTGTTGCTGCTGATGACAAGTCAACAGGTGGTAAAAAAGCTTCATGGATTTTGGTTGATGAGCTGCATTTATTTCAAACCATGTCCAATGCTGGTTCGATGTTTCGTGAAGCAACTGGTGGTTTGGCATCTCGTCACGAGGGTTGTTTGATTTGGTTGTCAACACAATCAAAAGAGCCGCCTTGTGGAGTATTTAAAAGCAAGCTTGATTATGCCCGCGATGTTCGTGACGGGAAGATAATTAATAAAAAATTCCTCCCTCTGATTTATGAATTTCCAGATGAAATGATCGAATCAGAAGAATATAAGGACCCAGCAAATTTCCATATACCTAATCCAAATTTTGGGACAAGTGTTGACCCTGAGCAGCTATTAGATGATTTCGAAAAGGCAAAATATGCAGGCGAAGACGACCTAAAAGACTTCTATGCTAAGCGCCTTAATGTACAGATCGGCATGAATTTACGTGCTAATCGCTGGGCAGGTGCAGACTTTTGGGAGAAAAAAGAGGTTGTTTTTGACCTTGATTATCTAATTGAACAATCAGAATGCATCACTGTGGGTTTTGATGGTGGTGGCCTTGATGACCTGTTTTCAATGTATGCCATTGGGCGAGACAAAAAATATCACACTTTATGGCGTGGTTGGTCAAAGTCTTGGCTTCATCCAATTGCCTTAGAGCGAAGAAAAGAAAACAAGCAAAGAATGGATGACTTTATTGCTGCTGGTGAACTGGTCATTGTTGAAAATATTGGTGATGACGTTTCACAAGCTGGTCTGATCGCCAAGCGAATTTTTGACACTGGCAAGATGCCTAAACAGGGTTTTGGTCTTGATCGTCTAGGGATGCCGTCACTTGTAGATGGCTTGTTAGAGTCGGGAATCCCTGAGACTGCATTAATCGCCGTCAAACAAGGTTTTGAGTTGTCGGGTTATGGGATGACTTTAGAGCGCAAGCTTGCTGCAGGAACCTTTATTCCAGCTAAACAAGAGCTAGTTAAGTGGGCGGTTAGTAACGCAAAAGGAAAAATTTCAGGTAATGCACTAATGATTACAAAGCAAGAATCTGGCAAGGGAAAGATTGACCCTGTGATTGCAATGTTTAATGCCGCTGCTTTGATGTCAAGCAATCCTGAGCCTGCCAATCGCGTTGATATTGACGAATACTTAGAGGATGTCGTGATAGCATGAGTACCACACAAGAGCCGGGGTTTTGGTCCCGCTTCTGGTCACGATTGACTGGAAATACACAATTACAAAAAGGCGATTCGTCTTATCCATTTGATAGTTATTTATCACCCGGTGGATCGGTTGTCACACCTGAAACGGCTTTGAAGCTTTCTGCAGTTTGGGCATGTGTAAAATTAAGAGCTGAAACTATCTCAACTCTTCCTTTACAGCTGTACGACAACAATAAACGTCTTGCTACTGATCATTACCTTTACCGTATTTTGCACGATTCACCCAATGCCGATATGTGTGCAAGTGAGTTTTGGCAAGTTCAAGTTGCTTGTGTTGACTTATGGGGGAATGCATACAACCTTATTACAAAAGACTCAAGCGGAAAAGTAATTGCTCTTGAGCCACTTTTCCCGAGTGGTATGGTTGTAAAACGTAATGATTTGGGAGCGATTGATTTTCATTACACTGAAAATGGGAAAACAACAACCTATTCGGAAGACCAAATCTTGCATTTCAAGGGTTTTACTCTTGATGGGCTTGTTGGTTTATCTGCTATTCAGTTTTTTGCTCAAACCATAGGCATGCAGTTCGATGCAAACAATCAAGCTCAAGACTGGTTTAAAAATGGCTTAAAGGTTGGCGGCTTTTTGGAGACTGGAGAGCAAACTTTAACTAAAGAGCAGCGTGAAAGACTAAGAAACCATTTAAGTGAGTTCAGTAAACCTGAGAATGCTGGTAAGTACATGGTGCTTGAAGCTGGAATGAAGCTTTCTGGCTCAAATAGTATTCGAATCAATCCCGTTGATGCCCAGTTACTTGAATCTCGTTATTTTGGCATTGAAGAAATATGCCGCGCCTTTGGTGTTCCACCTCAGTTAATTGGTCATACAAACAAAGCAAGCTCATGGGCTTCAAGTCTTGAGCAGACTAATAGGGGGTTTTTGACCTATTCACTTAATCCGCAATTAGTTCGATATGAGCAGACAATCACAAAGAGATTGTTTTTACCAAGTGAAAAATACAAATACAGACCAAAATTTGCCGTTGAAGGCTTATTGCGGGCCGATAGCGCTACTCGCTCAGGGTTCTACACAAACATGATTCAAAACGGTGTCATGACCCGTAATGAAGTGCGGGATTTAGAAGATTTAGCGCCTTTACCGGGTGGCGATGAGTTAATGGTTCAAATGCAAATGGTCGGCTTGAAAGATCAGGGGAAAACCAGTGGATAGACTTAAACTAACTTTAGAAATCAAAGCCACCCAAGAGGGTGGCTTTTTTTCTGGCTACTTGGCTGCTTTTGACAACCTAGATTCACATGGCGACATCATCCGCAAGGGGGCTTTTGCCAAAACCCTTCAAGAGTGGAAAGCAAAAGGCAAGTACCCAGCAATCTTTTGGGACCACAACCCGTCTGAACCAATTGGAATTTTCACCGAAATGCGTGAAGACGAAAAAGGGTTGTACGTAGAAGGTCGTCTCTTAATTGACGATGTGCCGCGCGCTAAAGCTATTTATGCGCTGATGAAGGTCGGCGCGATTGATGGCATGTCCATTGGCTATATCACCAAGTCTTATAGACGCGATCCAGACTCACTAATCCGCGAACTGCTGGAACTGGAGTTGGTGGAGGGTTCAATTGTTGCCTTTCCTTCCAATCCAGAAACCCTAATCAGTTCCGTCAAATCCAAATTACAAGATGGCGAGCTGCCATCCCTACCAGAATTTGAAAAGTTCCTGAGAGAGTCAGGATTTTCAAAAACGCAAGCCACTGTCATCGCTAGTAAGGGTTTGCGTCATCTTTTGAGCGAGTCAGAGGGTGAAAACGAAAAAGCGAAATCAATTTCAAATGCCTTAAATATTTTACGAGGAATCAGCAATGACTGAAAAAACTTTAGAACAACTCGCTCAAGAGTTCCAAAAACACGTTGATACAGTTAAAGAAATCGCCGAAGAGTTCAAAGGCAAACAAGCAAAAAGTGAAGAAATCTCACAAAGCGCCAAAGATAAAGCGGACGAAGCTTTAACTACGTTAAATGAAGTTAAAAACAAACTGACAGAACTGGAGCAGAAAGCTGCACGCCGTGGTAATGGTGATGTTGAAACTAAAAAGCAAACCATGGGTGGTGAGTTTGTTGAAACTACAGAATACAAAAATGCTGCAGAAAGTCAGTATCGTGGAATTCAGCGTGTTGAGCTGAAGAACACAATTGGTACGACTGAGGTTGGAAAAATTATTCCGGCCACCAATCTTGGTTTGCAGTTACCAAACCAAATGCGCCTTACCATCCGCGACATTTTGGCAGGTGGCAGCATGAGCGGGAATCTCATTGAATATGTTCAAATGAAAGAATTCACCAATAATGCAGCAGTAGTTGCAGAAGGTGCAAACAAGCCAGAATCTGGAATTACATTTGAAGATAAAGATGCCAAAGCAGTTGTAATTGCTCACTGGTTAAAAACGACCACTCAAATGTTAAGTGATGCACCAGCATTGCAGTCATTCATTGACAACATTTTGCGCCATGGTCTTGACATCAAGCTTGAAAAGCAAATTCTTGCTGGTGATGGAACCAATGGCAATATGCTTGGCTTAATCCCTCAAGCGACTGCTTATGCTCCGCCTGCAGGTGCTCCAGCAACGCCAAACATGTTTGATGTATTGCGTTTTGCAATGCTTCAAGTTGTATTGGCCGATGACTTTGCAAACGGCCATGTACTCAACCCAATTGATTGGGCGTTGATGGAAACGCAAAAAGATGCAAACGGCAACTACATCATCGGGAATCCGCAATCACAAGCGGTTCCAACATTATGGGGCTTGCCTGTAGTTCAAACCGCTGCAATGGATGCAGGTAAATTCTTAACAGGTGCATTCAATACTGCAGCTCAATACTTTGAGCGCTGGGGTGCTGCTGTGCAAATCGGTATGCAGGGCGATGATTTCACATCAAATAAACGTACCTTACTTGCTGAAACCCGTGGAGCATTAGCTGTTTATAAGCCTAAATCGCTTGTATATGGCTCTTATACTCCTGCTACGGGTGGTTAATTCATTTTGGGGTGGTGTTCGTCACCATCCCATTTAGAGAGGCCAAAATGAAAGAATATGAAGTTTTACGCCCACACTTTGGAGATAAAGACTACAAAGAGGGCGATATTCGAACCGCAGATCCAAACGTGGTAAGGCATTTGGTAGAAAATAAAGTTTTACGTGAATACCAAACAAAAGTTGATCCACCAAAACCAGCTACAAGACGGAATAATTCAAAATGATCACACTCGAACGAGCTAAGTTGCAATGTCGAGTTGATCACGATGATGAGGATGTGCTTTTTCTTGAATGGATAGCTCAAGCCGATGAAGAAATAGCGATCGACATCGACCGAAAAATTATTTCAAATGAGTCAGAAAGAACTTCTGACACGGACATTGTGGACTGCAAGAAGTTAGATAATGCCCGGTTGATATTTATTGAGTATAAGTACAGCCGAAGTCTAGAAGGAAAACCTCAAGCATATTGGGATATTTTGCAGCCTATTAGAGAAATGGGGGTCTAATATGCCCAGAATTACTCCAAAACTAAAGCACCGCATCACTATTCAGAAAGCAATTCAAACCCAAGACCAAAACACTGGAAAATTAATCACCTCATGGTCTAATTTTGCAACAATTTGGGCAGAAGTTACCGACCTTTCAACAAGGGATGTTATTGCGGCCAAAGCAGCCAATAGCTCGATACAGGCCCGTGCTAAGGTGCGATATAGCAGCACAACAAAACAAGTTGATAGCACAATGCGGGTTCTTTTTGATGGTTACTTTTACAAGATTGATGGTAACCCTATGCGAGATCCCGACTCACGCCGTGAGTATTTAACCATCAACTTATCTACAGGCGAAAAAGCATGGAATGGGTAAATTATGACAACTCAAATACATGGCTTGGAGCCTGCATTAAGACGAATGCGGGCAATTGGTAATGACAAGACTGTAAAACGTATTGCCCGTAAAGCGATGCGGCAGGCAATGAATATTGCAAGAGATGCAGCTCGTCAAAAAGTTAAACGCCTAGATGATCCTACCACTCCAGAAAAAATCTGGAAAGAAATTGTGGTTCAAAATGGCCGGAGTAGAAATAAAAACACTTTGGTTATGCGCGTGGGGGTGCGTGGTGGTGCACGTATCCCATATACAAACAATGCTCAAAATAGACGTGCTGGGCGTGTTGGTCAAACTTACCAAGCGGACGGTCGAGTCTTTTACTGGCGATTCCTTGAGTTAGGCACAAGTAAACAACCTGCTACTCCATTTTTACGCCCTGCTTTATACGAAAACATTGAACAAGTTACCGATAAATTTGTTCAGGTGTTTAATTTTGAACTCAGCGTGGTTTTAGGTGCAGCTTAATGATTGATGTTCCAATTTTTAAATTAGCCAGAGCAGATCCAGCGGTTAAGGCTCTACTTGAAAACGATAATATTTTACGTGTATGGAAGTTTGGATTAGCTCCAGATGAGCCAGAAACACCGTATGTTACTTGGCAAACAATTTCTGGTGATTCAAATAGCAACCTTGATTCACGTCCTGTTTCAGATAATGCAATTATTCAAATTGATGTATATGCAACTGATGAGGAGGTTGTTGAGCAGGTTGCAAAAGCAATTCGCTTCGCAATTGAACTTGATTGTTATGTGGTTCGTTATGGCGAGGCAGATAAGGACCCCGTAACAGGAATGCCCCACTATTCTTTTGATGTTAGCTGGATCGTAAACCGCTAATAAAACTTAAACCATATTTTCACTTAGCACCCATTTCGGGTGCTTTTTTATGCCTAAAATTAAGGAGCGCTCTTAATGGCTAATGTTAAAACTCAAAAAACACAGTTATTTACTGTGTTAAATGGTCAAGTGGTTCGTTTTGTTTGCTCTAAACGGATTGACTTGGGGCAAGATTCATTTCAAAAAATTGATGTAACTTGTCTTGATGCAGAATCAAAACAGTATGTTCGCGGTATGCGTGATCCTGGTGAAGGTGCAGTAGAAATCGATTACGATGATACGAACACCAGTCATGACAAATTAATTGAAATTGCCGAATCCGGAGAGATTTTAGAGTGGCATGTTGGTTCGGGTCATGCTTCCACCGCTCCAACTTATGATGTTACTACCGGTATTGATTTGCCAGAGGATCGTATGTGGTGGTCATTCAAGGGTTATATTAATCCTACTGCACCTAATGCATTTGAAGTCGATTCTGTAGTTGGTTATTCATTCACATTGATTCGTACTTCTGGCGTAACTCCAACTAAACGCACGGTGGCTCCATAATGGCTAAGATCAGCATTACAGACTTAAAGCAGAGTGTAACTACTCTAAACGTTCCAGTTAAAAAAGCCGTCAAGTGGAATGTTGAAGTGACTGAAAGCAATATTGGGTCACTTAAAAAATTGACGAAAAACAATTCATTAGAACTTGGTGATATTGTTGAGCTTGAAGCTGATATTTTTGTCAAAAAAATGAACTTCAAGGAAAGTCGAGAGGCATCCAAGGCAATTGAATGGGATCTTAATTATGAGAATCTTGAGGATTCAAAGGTTAAGAAAATCGACTCAACTCACATGCAAGCTGCTCAATTACTTGGTTCAATTTGCTCAGATCAAAAGGGAACACCTTTTTTCTCAAGTGTTAATGACATCTATAAAGCAGAGCCTAGTTTAATAAATGCTATGTATGCTGCTGCTGATGAAGTTAATAATTTTTTGGGAAAGTCTCGGAAGAAGAGCTTGCAGACAGAGAACTCCTCATTGAACTCGTCCTCAATGGAATCGGTGGAAGCACTTTAGCAGAAGCCGAATTAAACATTAGTCATAAAGAGTTGATGGAATGGAGAGCCTATCGTCAAAAATATGGCTCTCTTTTCTTCGGTCGCCGTTTAGAGCAAAGCTTTGGAAGCTGGATGGCACATTACACAGGCTTCAAAGTTAAAGAGGGAACAAAAGTAGACCCTTATATATTTATGCCTCATGAAACGCCACCAGACGATGACAATTCATTGTCATTAGAGGAATATCTAGAAAGGTTCCATAGTAACTAGCCCTGCCATAAAGTGGGGCATGTGACATTTACATACCGTTTTGTTAAATTGAAGAAAATTGAAAAACGGTGTGTAAATGAATAAGTTTTTAATTATTGTCATTCTGGGCTGTTTGTTACTTGGATGTGGAAAAACAGAAGAAGAAAAACTTAAGGATGAGAGGCAAAAACTTGATTTGCAAGTCCAGAAATTAGTTAAAGATAAATTAAAAGATGGCGATACAGCTAAGTTTCGTAATCAATGGGAGCTATGCGGTGAGGTAAATGCTAAAAATAGTTTTGGCGCCTATACTGGCTTTCAGCGCTACATAATCACAAAAGAAAAAATATACTTTGAAAATGATTATAACTCTGACCCAACATCTATAGCAGCCTTCAATCAAGTTTGGAATTCTGACTGCAAATAGCAGTAAACATTAATTTTTAAAAACCCCGCTAATTAGTGGGGTTTTTTATTGCCCGGAGAAAAGTAATGGCCACAACTTCACTTGGCAGATTAACACTGGATCTAGTGGTTCAGACGGCTAGTTTTTCAGAGCCACTAAGTAGAGCTGAACGGCAGGCGCGAACATCGAGTCAAGGGATTGCTAATTCTTTAAATATTGCTGCTATTGCTGTAAGTGCATTGAGTGGAGCAGTGGCTGGTCTTTCAGTGGCTCAGCTTGTTAATTTTAGTGATCAAGTTATTCAGACTGGAAATGATATTCAAAAGTTTTCAAAACTTGCGAATGCTTCAGTGCGTGAATTTCAGTATTACGCCAAAGGGGCAGAAACTGCTGGAATTTCATTGGAATCTTTTGCAGATAAAATGAAAGACATGCAGGATCGTATAGGCGATTTTCAGCAAACAGGTGGTGGGCCTTTAGCTGACTTTTTCACCAATATTGCCCCTAAAGTTGGGGTAACTATTCAACAGTTTCAGAAATTATCAGGACCTCAAGCGTTACAGCTATTTTATAATTCTTTAGAGAAAGCTGGCGCGTCAACAAATGACATGAAGTTTTATATGGAAGCAATCATTTCTGATTCTTCTTTGTTAATTCCATTGCTTGAAAAAAATGGTCAAGGTTTTAAGAAGTGGGGTGATGCCGCTGAAAAGGCTGGCGCTATCATGTCTGATGATTTAGTTAAGAGCTTAGCAGAAGCAAAACAAAACCTCCAGTTAATGGATCTGCAATGGCAGGGAGTCGAGGCAAGACTTGTAAATAGTGTTGTTCCTGCTATCGAAACGGTTATAGAGAATTGGGATGATATTAAAGCGGTAACTATTGCCGTATCTGCTGGCATTGCAACTAGATTTGTTCCTGCTTTGGTTGTCGCTACATATCAACTTGGGCAAACTGCTATTTTTGCTGTCCGCGCTGGTGTTGGCTTGGCAAGTTTTGCTAGGAATGCTGGAGCTACTGCTAGTGTTATGGCTTTACTTGGTGGTCCAGCCGGCATAGGCATGCTTCTAACACAGTTGGCCGTTGCTGGTGGCGCCTACTATCTGATGACCAAACAGACTCAAGATGCTACAGGAGCTTTAGAAGATCAAGGCTTGGTGGTTGATGAGCTTAGAGACAAGTACAAAAAACTAACCGCTTCACAGCTAGCCATTAAAAGCATTGAGGCAAGTGAAGAAATTGAAAAACAGACTAAGGAGCTAAAAAGTCTTTTTACGGCTTTAGAACAATTTGAGAATGACTTGAAAGTTCAAGGTGATACCAAACAACTTAAAGGAATTCAGTTGTATCTTAATAGCTTAAAAGAGGGTGGTGATAAGGCAAAAAAAGCTTTTGCGGAACTTCAAAAACAAGGCTTGGTTAGTGATAGTACCCTTGCATTTATTGCAGAATTAGATACAAAAATTAATGCTGCAAATAACTCTATAGATCGTCAAAAAGAGATCCAAAAATTAGTTAAAGATGCAACCAATGATGCAACAAAGGCACAGCAAGACCAAGCAAAAGCTGTCAATGAATCTGCAAAAGCTTGGATGTCTTTAACACAAAAACAGCGAGAATATATTAATCAGGCCAACAAGGATGCTTTGCGTGAGAAGTATATTCAGGAAAATATGCGTGTAGGCGGTTGGACTAGAGAGAAGGCTGAATTTTTTGCTGATGCTCAAGCTAATACCAATGAAGAAAATGCATATAAAATTAAATTGCCAAAAGCGGTTGCTGATGCAGCACTTAATAGCTTTAATCGCAAAAACTATACTTTTGGGAAGGCTGAGTTAGAGGCAATTGCTCGTGCACAAGGTATTGCTAAGGCAAATAATTTTGCTCAGATTGAAAGTTTGTATGGTTTGCCTGCTGGAACATTAGCAGCCTTGATTCTTCAAGAGTCTGGGGCGAATGCTGGAGCAAAAAGTCATACTGGGGCAACAGGTCTTTTTCAAACTACTAGCGTGTTTAGAAAACAGTATGGTCTTAATGCCAAAAGTTCGATTGAAGAAGTTGCAACAGCAGCGGCTAAAGACTTATCTAAACATTTGGCTGATTTTGGAGCCATGGATAAAGCACTCATGGCCTACAATGCAGGTGCAGGTGGCTTAAGGACCTATTTAAAAGGTGGTCTATCAGATAGCAAGCGTAAAGAGGTTGCTGGTTACGCACCGGGTTTCCAGAAGTGGTTCGCCGGAGTATCTGGAAAATCTACTGTAGACAATTCAATTTTAATGCCCACACAGGCAGATCAACTTGAATTAATTAATAAGGCTGCTGAATCTCAAAAAGCCATTGATGATGCTAAAAAAGATGTCGATGCTCGGTATTACACCGAAGCTCAACGACTTGCAAAAGAGCATCAAGATAATATTGAAAAGATTACCTTCGCCTATGCTGGAACACCACAGTTAAAGGAAAAATTGGCTCAAGAGAATGCTTTATATGCCGCTCAAATTGCAAAACTTGAGTCCGATAAAAAGGAGGAGTACAACCAGTACTTTGCTTTTGAAACTGATCGAATCAAGCAGATTGAACAAAACTTTGATCGACAAAAAGAGTTAATCGACTCTAATGCCGAGTATGAGTACGGGAAATCGAAAAAAGCTTTAGAGATTAAAGCTGCTCTTGAGCGTCAAAAACAAGTTGAAATTGCTGCCGTAAAACGCGAAGAAGATGCACAAATTCAGTCGGCGTTTGAGGGTTATCTAAACCAGACTGAAATTGTTGTGAAGCGTTACCAACGTGAACGTGAAGAAATACTTCAAACTTATAGTTTAAGTAAACGTGTTCGCGAAGAGATGGCAAAATCTAAGGATTATGCAATTTTTGAAACTTTAAACCAAGCTTCTGACAGCGTCTTTCAAGTTGGTCAGAACTCTGCTCAATCTCTATTTAATAGACTTAATCCTGAAGAGTTTTCAAAGTTTAATTTGCAAAATCAATATTCTTCGGATTTCGGAGGGCTCAAAACATCCTACAACGATGAAGTTGCTGGAATAAGTGCAATATCAGATGAGAATCTTCGCAATTCTATGCTTTTAGATGCACATGAGCAGTATTTGCAATCGAAAGCCGCACTTGATGCAGATTACGCACAAAAAGAGCGTGATTTGGATCAACAGAATTTTGAAACCAAGATGCAAGTTTATTCGCAAATTGCTGGAATGACTGGGCAGGTCTTTTCAGACATGACCGCACTATTAGAGCAAAGTGTTGGGAAGTCAAATGCACTTTACAAAACTATGTTCTTTGCCTCTAAGGCTGCTTCAATAGCTCAAGCAATTGTTAATACGGAGGAAGGTGCTACTAAGGCACTGGCGCAAGGTGGCGCTTATGGGAGTGTTTTGGCTGGAGTTGTTAGGGCAACAGGTTACGCTTCAGTTGGCATCATGGCAGCTCAAACAATCCAAGGTATGGCCCACAACGGTATAGATAATATCCCGCGTGAAGGTACATGGCTTTTAGATGGTGGTGAACGTGTATTAAACCCTCAACAGAACAAAGATTTGACGAATTATTTAAATAATCGTCAAAACGGGGCTAGTGAGGGCAATGTGCAAATCAGCCAACAGATTACGTTTGCTGATGGATCCGCAAGCGTCAATACACAAGGGCAAAAGCAAATTGCTGAATCTCTGAATAATGCAATGGATGCTTGGGCTAGACGAGAAAGCCGTCAAGGCGGTGTCTTGTTTAATCTTGTGAGACGCTAATACCTAAATTTAACCACTTAAACCCAAATAAACCCACTCAGTAAAGTGGGTTTATTATTGGAGAATATTAACTGTGAGTAATCGTAAATTCACTTGGTGCCAAGATTTAGAAGGTAACTCAGGTTCGCAAAGCTTTAATACTTTGTCCTCTAAGTTTGGTGATGGGTATGAGCAAAATGTCTCAATAGGAATCAATAACCGAACAGGTACTTGGCAATATTCACGGACAGCAAAAAAAGCCGAAATTATGCAAATCAAAGCATTCTTTGATGACCATAAAGGAGCTGACTCGTTTCTTTGGGATTCACCTTTAGACGGTGAGGTCCGAGTAAAAACAGGTGAATATCAACCCCGCTGTTTGGGCGGTGATGTTTGGCAAATCTCTACGACATTCACCCAAGTCTTTTATCCTTAATTTTTAATCTCTTTGAAGCCCCTCTTTAGGGGCTTTTTTTATGCGAGCAAGAAAATGACTAAGCAAGTTATTAATGTTGGTTCAGCTGCAAATGACGGATCAGGAACACCAGCCCGGACAGCCTTTCAGTATATAAACGCAAACTTTACTGAAGTTTATGACTTCCTAACTGGAACCACTGATGCAACTACACTCCCCGCAGCTCTACCAATTGCAAAGGGTGGTACAGGCGCAACTACGGCAGCGGGTGCACGAACTGCATTAGGATTGGGTGATGCTGCAACAATGACAAAAACTGCCAGCAATACAGATGCAACTTTAGGGCGATCTTTAGCAGTTGGAAATTTTGGTATCGGGCGTGGAATTCGAGTTACAGACACAGATGCATCTGGAAACTTAAATAAGGTTATTACTCCTGGTTTTTATGGCAATGATACTTTTGCGTCTGGAACACTGGCTTTAAATTTCCCAGTTGCAGGTCAAGTGGGGACATTGATTGTCACTGATATCAGTGGGTCAAATAACTATAGAGCACAAATTTATATTCCGTTAACTGGTGGTTCAGTAAGCGGAAACTTTTTCTTTCGATCGACTTCAGATTTAGGAGCGACTTGGAGTCCGTGGACACGTTTAATTAGTAGCAATTCATTAGATTATCAACGATTACTTAACAATGGTTTTGCTGCAAATAAAAACTTGGGGTCAACAGCATTATCCGGTTTTGATGCAGGTGGTTCATTTATTGGATTACAACGCACTAGTGCAGGTGCGGCAGCTGCAGGTGATTATCCTACGGCACAGGCCCAGTATATTCTTGGGCTGAATGCGGGTAGTGCAAGCGAACATGCTGCTAATTTAAGTATTGCAACTTCAGCAACATATATAGGCTTTAGACGAAAATCATATCAGGGTAATTACACCCCATGGTACGCATTGCGCGGAGAGCATAACACCACAGTCGATGCAAACGGATTTATCAAATCCGCTTCACCCGTTGCTAAACTCTTTGCTGATTCAATTGAGTTAAACGATGACGCACAAAAACAGCCAATCACTTTAGAAAAATTAGGTGTTGGTGATTACTTAATTAAGGGTTCACTCGGTTTTGCTCAGGAAGGTTGGTATATCGAAATGCCAAAGGATGCAAACGGTAACGTGTTGGTTGCTGTAGCTTATAAGCAACTTGAAAATAATGACATCTCAATTAAGACATACAAGAAGAAGTTTGATATTGAAACTGCTTCGATTGTTCCTGATCTTGAAAATCCTGTAGATATTCCTGAAGGTCGTAATATTGACATCCGTTTCCATGAAGAAATTGTATTAGAGGAGACACTACCAGATGACATTGAACAGTGATTTCCAGAAACTTTATGTAGACGGCCTTATAACATTGTATGAATTAGATGCCAGCAGCTTAGGTGCTGGCATTTTACGTTTCCATGGACATATTTCTTATGAAGACTGGGAAAAAATTTATGTCTCAGCGGATTTGACGAGCTGGAAAGCTGATACAGCAACAATCAAGGCCGATAAAGTTTTTAATATCGGCGATCAGAAAGTATGGATGCGAAATATTATTTGGCAAGGTCAAGTATTTGAGCCAATGGCGCTTGAGGTCTCTGGCCTTGAAATGCGTTCGGATGGTAAAGCTTCTGCACCGACCTTATCAATGGCAAACAACATTAACGGCATTCAAAATGCTTTATCTGCCTATTGTTTGCAATTTAAAGACTTTGCTGGGGCTAAACTTAAAGTCATTACCACACTTGCTAAATATCTGGATGCCGAAAACTTCACGGCAGGTAATCCTACTGCTTCAAATGAGTTCAAGGAGCAGCTTTGGTATATCGAGCAAAAAACATCCGAAAATGCCCAGCAAGTGACCTTTGAGCTTTCAAATCCAATTGATTTTGAAGGGTTGAAAATTCCTGTACGTCAAATTACTTCACTTTGTCATTGGTGCATGATGGGAAATTACCGTGGTGAGGAATGTGGATATACCGGAGCGGCAATGTTCACCGATAAAGATGAGCCTACCAATGATCAAGCTTTAGATCGATGTAGTGGGAGTTTGCGTTCATGCCGCTTACGATTTGGTGAAAACAAGCCATTACCTTTCGGCGGGTTCCCAGCTTCAAGCTTATTGTGAGGTTTTATGAAACTTACAGCAAAAACCAAAAAAGCAATCATGACCCATGCCGATGAATGCTATCCGCATGAATGCTGTGGGGTAATTGTTGGAAAAGAATATATCCGCTGCCGCAATGTTTCAGCTCAATCTGATCAGTTTGAAATCCATCCTGAAGATTTAGCTATGGCTGAAGATCAAGGCGAAATCTTAGCTTATGTGCATTCCCATCCAGATGGAACAACAAGAGCATCGGAACTCGATCTGATTCAGATTGAACTACATAAAAAGCCATGGGTAATTTGTTCATATCCGGATCTGGATTTTCAAATCTACGAGCCGTGTGATTATCGCGCCCCTTTAGTGGGGCGTAATTATTTTCATGGCTGGCAAGATTGCTATGCACTTATACGTGATTTTTATAGCCGTGAGTTAGGTGTGGAGCTGTTGGATTTTCAGAGAAAAGATGCTTGGTGGGAGGATAAATCCCATCCATCACTTTATCTTGAAAACTATGAAAAAGCAGGCTTCTATGAAGTAGATACACCACAATATGGCGATATGCTTGTTTGTCGTGTTGGGCGTACTGAGCATCCCAATCATGCGGTTGTTTGGCTGGGTGATAATGGTCAGCTTAAATCTGAACAGACAGAACAATGCATAGGTTCAAGTTTAATACTGCATCATCCGTATAACAGAAAGTCAGTACGCGAAATTTATGGTCAACAGTGGCGTGAACGTACTGTAAAAATCTTGAGGCACAGAGATGTTAAAAACAATTAAGTTATATGGCGTTTTGGGTAAAAAATTTGGACGTGAATATAAGCTAGATGTCGCCAATACTCGTGAAGCTATGCGGGCTTTATCAGTTCAGATCGCTGGCTTTGAGCATTTTATGTTGCATGCACATGAGCAGGGCCTACGCTTTGCCGTGTTTTTAAAAAGAAAGAACTCAAGTAATAAACGAGGCAAGAAACGCCCAGCCATTTACGATCATGAAACTAAGCGCCTAATCACTGGTGACAATATCGGTGAAGAACAGCTTGATATGAATACTGAAGCTGAGGTTATTCATATTGTTCCACGTGTAGTTGGTGCAGGCGGTAATGGAATATTACAGACTGTATTGGGTGCTGTGATGGTCGTGGTGGGGGTTTTAGTAACTGTAGGCACATTGGGCGGTGGAGCACCACTCGGTGCTGCATTGATTGGCTCAGGTATTGGAATGATGCTTGGTGGAGTGGCCATGATGCTTATGCCTAAAGTATCTACCACTCAAGATCAAAACCAAGATGGCAACAGAGCAAACGAAGGTTTTGGCGGTGCAGTGACTACAGTGGCGCAAGGCAATCCTGTACCCATTCTATATGGGCAGCGTGAAGTAGGTGGATTCATTGTCAGTGCTGGTCAGTATCCAGAAGATCAGATGTAGTTTTTTAATCTTTTACAGGCGCTTTTTAGCGCCTTTTTTATTGCGTGAGATTTGATATGGCGATTGTAAAAGGCGCAAAAAAAGGCAATCAACAAGCTAGACAGCCAGTAGTTGCCCCAGATTCAGCACAATCTAAAACCTACATTAAAGTTTTATACGGTATTTCCGAAGGGCCGATTGAAGGCTTGGCAAATGGTCTTCAATCCGTTTTTCTTGAGGAAACGCCGCTAGAAGGTCCAACTGGAACTCTTAATTTTGACAATGTAAAAACAGATTTCCGTAATGGTACTAATGATCAGGAATATATAGAAGGTTTCCCTGCTGTTGAAAATGAGACAGCAATAGATGTTGAGTTGAAATCAGGCACGCCTTGGGTAAAAGCATTTAATAATCTAGATCTGGATGCCGTCCGTGTACGTTTCAAATGGGGTCCTTTGCGTACTCAAGACGCAACAAATGGGGATGTGAGCGGATTAACAATTGAGTATGCGATTGATTTGCAGACTGATGGCAATAGTTGGAGTGAAGTATTAAGAGCTAAAATTTCAGATAAGACTTCGGCAAATTATGAGCGTGCTCACCGTATTGACCTGCCAAAGGCTGATAGTGGCTGGTTATTGCGAGTTCGACGTATTACCCCTAACTCATCTTCTGAATATATCAGCGACAAGATGTATGTATCTGCGGTAACAGAGGTAATTGATGCAAAATTACGTTATCCAAATACTGCTTTACTTGGTCTTCAATATGATGCCGAGACTTTTGGAAACGTAGCAAAAGTTGCTATGGATACAAAGGGTAGGCTCCTAAAAGTTCCTACTAATTACAATCCAGCAACACGGCAATATGTTGGAATGTGGGACGGCACTTTCAAAGAGGCTTATTCCAATAACCCGGCATGGATCTATTACGATATATGCACCGTAGACCGTTATGCTTTGGGTGACCGATTAACCCCACTCATGGTTGATAAGTGGTCTTTATATCGTTTAGCACAATACTGTGACCAAATGGTGCCGGATGGTCTAGGGGGGCAGGAACCACGCTTTACTTGTAACGTTTATCTTCAGAGCGCAGAAGGTGCATTTGAGATTTTAACTAAGTTAGCTGGTGTGTTTCGTGCGATAACGTTTTGGGATGGTAATAGCATTATTTGCGATGCGGATATTCCCCAAGATACATATTTCACTTATACACGTGCCAATGTCATTGATGGCAATTTTGAATACTCAGGAACCCGTGCGCGTGATCGCCATAATGTTGTAAAAATTGCGTGGGATAACCCAGCTAATCACTACAAAACCGAATATGAGTTTGTTCGTGATGAGAAAGCAATTGCTGAAGCGGGCCAAGTTCGTATTTTGGAAATTGATGCTTGGGGATGCACTTCGCGCGGACAAGCGCAGAGAGCAGGTCACTGGGCTTTAAAGTCAGAGCAACTTGAAACACGTACAGTGTCTTTCAAAGTTGGTCTAGATGGACACATTCCTTTGCCGGGGAAAGTAATTGAAGTTGCTGATCCTCTATTTGCAGGTCGTGCAAATGGTGGTCGTGTATCTGCTATTTCGGCAGATCGTAAAAGTATTACTTTGGACCGAGATAATGTGGTTGCAAAAGCTGGCGACCGACTCGTAATTAATGGTGAAAATGGCAAAGCCCAAACACGTATTGTTCAGTCAATAGCAGGTAGAGTTATTACAGTAACCACGGCTTTTGATGTGAATTCGATTGCTGTGCTAAACATTTGGGTTTTAGATGCTCAAGACTTGGCAACAATGAAGTTTCGGGTCATCTCTATTACTCAAGATGATAAACATCAATTTAGCATTACCGCTCTTCAATACAATCCTTCAAAGTTTGATGCAATCGACACTGGAGCACATTTTGAAGAAGCACCTATTTCAATTGTTAATCCTACTGTTCAGGATGCGGTTACAAACGTCACCATTACAAGTGAAAGCCGAGTAGATCAAGGTATTAATGTTGCCACAATGATTGTGTCATGGGCACAAGCCCGTGGAGCAGTTAAGTATCTGGTTGAGTGGCGTAAAGATGACGGGAGCTGGATTAAATTACCACTGACAGGCAATAACTCGGTAGAGGTACCAGGTATTTATGCGGGTCAATATCAGGCGCGTGTAACAGCAATTTCAGCATTTGAAATTTCTTCTTTACCGGCATACTCAGTTTTGACTGCATTGACTGGTAAGCAGGGGTTACCACCAAAATTAGCTTTTATCCGAGCGATTGGCACAATGTTCGGAATGAAAGTGGAATGGGGATTTCCTGCAACTGGCGCATTAGATACTGCATATACGGAAATTGAATATTCTACGACTTCCAATGGTGCCAATATTCAGCCTCTGGGTTCTTATGCTTATCCAACGACTTCACTACAGCAGCAGGGTTTGGCTGCTAATGTGACACTCTGGTATCGGGGGCGGTTGGTTGACCGGATCGGTAATAAAGGGGATTGGTCTAGTTGGGTTAGTGGCACTTCAACTGCACAGGCGAATGATATTCTTGATGCGCTTGATGGCTTAATTTCTGCAACGCAGTTAGATCAGGACTTAAGAGATACGATCAATAAGATTGATACGATTGAAGGTCTTGATGGAGATATCGGAAATTTAATTGACAAAGTTACTGCTCTTGAGGGTGAAATTGATTCTGCGAATGCAGCAATCGATGCTGAAACCCAGCAAAGAGTAAGTGATGTTTCTGGATTAAACGATAGCCTTACACAAGAAATTAGTGATCGAATTGCAGCAGATGCAGCTGAAGCACAAGCCCGTGCAGATGCAATTGCACAAGAATCTTTGGTACGGCAGGGTGAAGTTAAGCAAGTTTCTGATGCCGTTGCGAAAGAAACCAATGACCGCATTGCTGCAGTTAAAGGTGTCAGTGATGGTTTAACTCAAGAGATTCAGGCTAGAACTGATGGTGACCAGCAGATTCTTAATGCTGTCACTACCTATAAAGAAAGCACCGACACATCAATTGCAGCTGTTCAAGAATCGGTTGATATTGTTGCAGATGACTTACATGCTACAGCAACAAAACTTGATGGAGTTTATGCTCAAGTAGCCCCACTTACAGCTGATCAGAACAACTGGACCGCAGATAATGGAAGTAACCAAGCTGCTGCTTGGACGATTCAGTCAGCATTTGCTGAAGGTGATTTAGCCCTTAGTAAGCGCATTGATGTCGTTAATGCTCAGGTAGGAAATAACCAAGCAGCTATTCAGCAAGAAGCCTTAGCAAGAGTCAATGGTGATAGCGCACTAAGCCAAAGAATTGATACTTTAAGTTCAGATTTTGGCAATAACAATGCTTCTGTTCAGCAAAAACTTATTGCTCTGGCTGATGCTGATGGTGCACAGGTTCAGGCACTGAATAATTACATTGCTTCCAATGACTTGGCTCTGGCTTCGGTTATAGACGATGTAACAGCAGTTGTAGATGATACTAGTGCAAATACACAAGCAATTGATGGATTAAGAGCCAGTGTAAAGGTTGCCACGGATGATGCTGGTAAAGCACTTGAAAATAGTGCTACTGCCATAAGCAAGGCTGATACAGCGGTGTCTCAGGCAGGTTCAGCTTCATCAATGGCACAGGAAGCAACAGCAACTGCACAATCGGCAAGTTCAAAAGCAGATGGTGCTATTAATACAGCCAATACCGCTAGTAGTGATGCTGCAACTGCAAAAACCAATGCTGCAACTGCTTTAAGTAAAGCTCAAGCTGCTGCTGATGCTTCTAGTGCCAATGCATCATCTATTGATGAAATCAATGTTGCTTTAGAGGATAAAGCATCAACTGGTGCACTTGAAGAAGTTAAAGCGAGTGTTGAGGATATTGATGGCGTTGTTAAAGCTCAAACGCAGAAGCTTGATGGTGTTTATGCAAAAGTTACGCCATTAACTGCTGACCAAAACAACTGGACAGCTGATAGTGGTAGCAACCAAGCAGGGGCGTGGACAATTCAGTCTGCTTATGCTGATGGCGATTTAGCTTTAAGTAAGCGCATTGATACTGTTTCAGCTTCAGTTGGTGAAAACACTGCACTAATTCAACAGGAAGCTACAGCAAGAGCGAATGGTGATGCTGCTACGGTACAAGCTTTAAATGTTTATAAAGCGAGTAACGATGCAGCTTTATCAGCAGTGAGTCAACGAGTTGATATTAATACCGCAGACAATGAGGCAACTGCTTTAAAGGTTGATGCGATTGATGTCAGGGTTAAAACAACAGAGGAGAAAACAGGGCAGGCTCTCGAAAATAGTGCCACAGCGGTAAGTAAATCTGAAGCAGCAGTTTCGGAAGCTGGGTCTGCTGTTACTGTAGCAAATCAGGCAAAAGCAACAGCTGGCACTGCAAGTAGTGATGCTGCAACAGCTAAGGCAAATGCAGCCACAGCACTATCACAAGCCAATGCAGCAGCAGATGCATCTAGTGCTGCAATTGAGCGTGTTGAGTCTGTAGAGGCTGAGCTTAGTGACAAGGCCTCAACAGGTTATGTGGATAGTGTGAAAGCTACCGTTGATGAGCAGGGTGATTTGATCAATGCAAATACTGAGCGATTAAGCGGAGTCTATGCAAAAGTTACCCCACTAACCGCAGATAGTACTTCACTAACTGCGGACAGCTCATCAACAGAGGCTGGCTCATGGTCATTACAGTCAGCAGCAGCTGAAGGTGACTTGGCTCTAAGTAAGCGGATTGATATTACTCAGGCTCAGATAGATGAAAATAAGGCAACTATTGCTTCTGAATCTACTGCACGTGTAAATGCTGATAGCGCACTTGGGCAACGAATAGATACAGTGCAGGTGCAATTTTTAAGTAATTTGGCAACTGTACAGAGTGAAGTTAAAACGGTCAGTGATGCTCAAGGGGCTACAGCAGGTAAAGTCGATACGATTCAATCAACTGTCGATGGACATACTGCAAGTATTCGAACTCAGCAAGATGCTATTGATGGGATAAGTACACAGTACACTGTCAAACTCGATACAGGAGGTTATGTTGCTGGATTTGGTTTGATGAATTCTGGCAAGTCATCTAACTTTATTATTCGTGCTGATATGTTTGCGATTGCCCCACCTGCTGCAAATGGTAATGCGGCCAAATATGCATTTGTTTATCAGGCTTCACCAGTCACGTTACCAAATGGCACTGTGATTCCAGCAGGTTTAAAGCTTGATGATGCGGTAATCGGAACGGTTAATGCGGATAAGCTCTGGGTAGAGAAACTTAGCTCAATTAGCTCTGATCTTGGTGCACTTAAGGCTAAATCTGCCAACATTGAAGATGGAGCAATTCAAACAGCACATATCGGCAATGCTCAAGTGGATACGCTGAAAATCAAAGATAATGCTGTAACAGTTCCAGTTTCAGCATTTGCTGAGATTTCGGTCGCAGTAAATACTGAGTATGTCACGATTCAGACTTTGGCAGTTCCATCTGATATGGGGCATACAACTTTAACTTTTGGTGCCGTATTTAGTTTTACTGGATACAGCCCTAAACAACAGGTTTTATGCCGTGTACTTAAGAATGATCAAGTCGTTTTTGAGGATCTGGAAGTTCACTTTATTGAGCACAGTTCTGTTGCTTTAATTACTGATGCAAATGGCTCACATAACCATAATGGCTCAACTGTGAATGTCTCAGGTAATACCGGACAAGATGGTTCACATAGTCATAGCTTTAATGCGAGTGGTACAACAGGTTCAACAAATGCGGGGGGGGATTATCATAGCCATTCATTCAATGCCAATGGCAGTACAAACAGTAATGGTTCACATAGTCATAGTGTTAATTTAAGTGGCAATGTAGTGATGTCAGAAGGTGGTGCACATACGCACAATATTACTGTGCAAGGCAATTCTCGTAGTGCTGGAACCTTGAATATTTCAAGACATGATTCAACTGGCATTGCTGGAACTTTTAAATTACAACTTAAAGCAGTGTCAGGTGGCTCAATGAATGTGTCACAGCGTTATATTCATGCAATGACGATGAGGAAGTAATGGCATATTTTGCAGTTTATGAGGTTGAAACTGGTGAAATACAAAATTTAATTGAGTGCCCTAAGTTTCTAGTTGAAACAATTCATCTTGAAGAGGGGCAACAGTTTTTAGAAGTGGATCATCAAGTATCAGCAAATAAGTATTTAGTTAAAAATGATGAGTTAGTTTTAAGAGATTAACTCATTCAATAGTTATGAAGCACCCATTTCGGGTGCTTTTTTATTGCCTATTTCTGGAGAAATAAAATGTCTGAAACCCAGTCTGCACTTGAAGCTAGTGCAGCAACATTAACATCAAAAGTAACAGCAACTAGCGGTGTGGGGTCATTTATCGGATTTGCAGCAAAGATCGATGTTATTGCATGGGGTGGTTTAGTAATCGCTGCACTTGGTTTGGCTGTACAGCTTTATTTTGCTTGGGCGCGTAATCGCCGTGAGAAGGTAGAGCATAAGTTACGAAAGGCAGAGTACGAGCTACGTATTAAAAAGTTAAAAGGTGACTGTAATGTCAAACAAGACTAAATATATTGCAGCAGTCTTAGCAGCTTCGGCTGCTTTTTTTGTGGGCGTAAAAAACGATGAAGGGTTTACATCAAAGCCAGTAATTCCCGTTAAAGGGGATCGGCCAACACAGGGCCATGGTTCTACATTTAAACCCGATGGCTCACCAGTAAAAATGACAGATCCACCAATTACACGCGCGACTGCAGATAAATGGTTGCGTAATGATGTCGCAAAACGTGAAGTAGCATTTAAAGATTCATTGAAGGGCGTGAAATTATCACAAACTGAATATGACCTTTACTTGGATTTTTCATATCAGTACGGGGTACCAACATTCGCAAAATCATCAATGCTTAAACACTTGAAAGCTGGTCAATATAAAGCGGCTTGCGACTCATTACTTAAATATAAGTACGTTGCAAAGCGCGATTGCTCTATTCGTAAAAATGGATGCTATGGCGTCTGGACTAGACAGCTTGAAAGACATGCTAAATGTATAGGAGCGCAGTGATGTGGATTGTATTTGCTGCTAAATATTGGCGAGAAATCATTATTGTGTTTCTCGCTTTTTTATTGGCCATATCTTTGGCCGTACTCAATTACAAAACTGGTCAGCTAAAAGAAGCTGAACAAAAGTGTCAATCTCAGATCCAAGAGATTGAGCGCAAGAATTTGAAAGCTCTTGCAGAAAAGCAAAATCAGATCAATAAAGTGAGCGCAGACTATGAGCAATATAAATCAGAGCAACGTACAAAAGTCGAATATGTTGAGCGTGAAGTGCAAAAGATCGTGGAGCGTCCTATTTATAAGTCTAGCTGTGTTGACGATGCTGGGGTGCAGCAACTCAATGAACTCATTAAAGCCGTTAATACCAGCTAACCTCATCCAACCATGCCCAAATCTAAATGAATTGGCGGGAACAACGGGCAAAGATTTAATGATCTGGTCAGTTGATACAGTTGCAAAATATAATGACTGCAAAGCAAGACATGGTGCACTTGTTAATGCTCTTGAGTAAGAGCCTTTATTAATGTGCAATTATTTGCTCAATAATCTGGATAATTGCACATTTTGAGCAAAATTATTCTCAACTGTATTCTCTCGAGGTTTTTCATGCAGCAATTAATGATTATGGTCACAGAAGTTGGAAAGCTTGAGCACACATGTAATTTGCTTGCTGAGGTAAACAAAGGCGGTAAAGTCATAAAGGTTTTCGACTACAACGGTAATCAATTACCAATCAACATTGATGGAACCGTGACATTTAATAGACGCCGTTGGGAGCTTCCCATTAAAGTAGATTTAAAATAA